GTAGTACATTGTCCAATACAGTAAGTTCTGCACAGAGTCGTACCTTCGGGTACGGCTCTTTTGCGTATGGAGGTAAGACAATGAAACAGGAACATCAAGCATACCTCATAAAGATCGCCAGTGTACTGCAAGCACATGCTGATGATGGCTGCATGCTAGAGGTAACACCAGAGTTGTGCAGCGCATGGGCACAGTCACTTGTTGCGATTGTAGAGGATAGCAGACCGAAGATAATATTGCCAACGTAGGGGGGGTGGATGATATGGCATTGACGGCCAAACAACAACGATTTGTCGATGAATACCTGATTGACCTCAATGCTACGCAGGCGGCAATTAGGGCAGGATACAGCGAAAGCACGGCAAGGGCTATAGGTCATGAAAACTTGACTAAACCTGACATAGCTGCAGAAATTGAAAAAAGGCAATCATTGCTTCAAGAAAAGACAGAAATGACGCAGGAATGGGTACTGAATAAATACAAGGAATTGATTGAAACAGCAGAAGCTCCCGTTGTTAGAGCTGCGCTTGCTGATGTAGGTAAGCACCTGGGCATGTTCAAGGATAAGTTGGAATTGTCCGGTACATTGTCAGTTGAATCGCTATTGGAGAAACTATCATGAGTACCAAAGCGCTAGAGAACCTGAAACGGCTACGAGACGACTTCACATTCTACGCTCCGCGAATGTTGAAGATACGGACCAAGGACGGAAGACTAGTCAACTTCTCACTGAACACCATGCAGTACAAGATAGACGCAACCATTGAGCAATTGAAGGCAGAGGGCAAGCCGGTTCGTATCATCATCCTAAAGTATCGGCAGGGTGGAGCGTCAACGTACACAGAGGGACGCATATTCCACTCGACCAGCATGACGAAGCTGACGAACAGTCTCATCGTTGCGCATGAAGACGACGCATCGACCAACTTGTTCAACATGTCGAAGCTATTCTATGACGAGCTTCCGACCGAGCTTAAGCCAATGAAGAAAGCCAGCAATGCCAAGGAAGTGCTATTCGAGAACCCGACGCTTGATCCGGAAGAGAAACGCAACAGTCCAGGACTACGATCTCGCATAAAGATAGCAACAGCCAACAACCTCGGTGCAGGACGTTCGGCAACGATTCACAATTTGCATGCGTCGGAGGTTGCTTTCTGGCGAGACGGCAAAACGATTATGCTCGGTCTCATGCAAGCGGTGCCGAATACACCGAACACAATGGTCATACTCGAATCAACAGCGAACGGCGTAGGGGGATACTTCTACGAGGAATGGGAGCGTGCGAAGAAAGGGGAATCCGACTTCGTAGCGCTCTTTTTTGCGTGGTTCGAGGAACCGGCATACGAGATGGACGTACCCGACGGATTCACGCCGACAGAAGAAGAACGCGAGCTAATGAAGAAGTATCCGCAGATCACGCACAGGAAGCTTGTATGGCGTCGCTGGTGTATCAAGAACAACTGCGGCGGCGATCCTGAGACATTCAAACAGGAGTACCCTTCTGACGATGAGGAAGCTTTCCTTGTATCCGGTCGTCCTCGCTTTGATCGTGAGGCACTGAGCGAGTACAAGAACAAGTGTGTTGCCGGTACGGTCGGAGAGTTGGACAACGGTTTCCATGTCAATCCTGACGGATTCCTAGAGGTGTGGGAACGTCCTAAGCGTGGCAAAGACTACTACATTGGAGCAGACGTTGCCAAGGGCCTTGAAACGGGCGACTACAGCTGCGGCGTGGTCATGGATGCTGACTACAACATAGCGGCCATGTGGCATGGGCATATCGATCCTGACCTATTCGCATATGAGTTAGAGAAACTGGGTAACTGGTACGGCGAGGCTATGATAGCGGTCGAGGAAAACAACCACGGCCTGACGGTCATTAACAAGCTGAAAGAGACCTACTGGAACCTATACAAGCGCACAACGCTAAACAAGGCTACTGACGAGGTGAAGGAAGAACTCGGCTGGTGGTCGTCAGAAAAGAGCAAGCAGTTGGCAATCAATCATCTGGCTTCGCTGGTACGTGGAAGAAAACTCGGATTAAAGAGCAGCAAAGTTCTATCCGAGATGCGCACGTACGTTATCGAAGCAAATGGAGCTACCAACGCACAGCCTGGCTCACACGACGATACGGTTATGGCCTGCGCGATAGCCGCTAAGGTTGTCGAACAGCATGGAGGTAGCTTTGACATGCAGATCGTTGACACGCAAACCCCACTACCGCAGACAAGCGGCAAGTTCGTGCTGCAGGATGGCGCATACGTGCCGAAAGGTCTAGCGCGTCATGATGACGATGAGGACGGCGATTGGTACAAAAGCGCAGGGTGGTGAACATATGTGGATGATAGTTGTAATGTTTATCGTGCTTTTATATGCAATTTATAAACTCGTAAAGGGTGGTAGAAATGAAATGTGAGAAGTGCGGACAATCGTTCGATTTTGAAGACTACTTTTTGCACTATCGAGTTAGGCATGAGAAGACCCCGTTTGTAAATATTGAGTTAAGAACGGAATATTACGAAAAGTATCCCGATCACAAATACCATAGAGACGAATGGATTCAATTTTTTAAAAATCATGCATTTCATGATAAACCGCAGCGGATAGCATTAATGGAGACAATGGAAGAAAATGAATTCCGTTCCTTCATCGATAAATTTTTAGAAGGCATTGAGAGGGGATCTTACAGTGATTGAAGCATTCACAAGTATCCTAATCGTGCTAATCATCGGATCAGGAGCCTACTACGCGGCTCTACAATTCGTCCAGCTACGGCATAACCGTGACACGCTGGCAGACGAGTACAAACGTGCAGAGGGCCATATACGCGACCTAGAAGACCGCGTGATGATGCTAGAAGCACAGATGGAGAGCAACAGGCCAATGCCTAGAGCGTCGGGAGATGACAAAGGATGGGGCACGTTCGAACCAAGGAGGTGAGTAGATGCCAACGGATATTATGGACAAGACAGACCGCGAGACAGGAGAAGCACCCCAGACAGGCGAGGAACGTGACTTAGCCCTACGGGTGCAGCAGATGTTCCGTGAGGCGTGGGATGCGAAGCAGCAGCTTAATTTGCCGCAGATATGGCGTATGTGCGATGACTACAAGCACAATCGCCAGAACCCGAAGCAGTCAGAGGAACACCCTGGCAGCGTCACGAACGTCATTCACCGTATCATTGAGTCGCAGATAGCCGACTTGATTGATAAGCCATACAGCAGCAGCGCCGAGGGGTGGGAGCCATCAGACGATATGTTCGCTGAGCAGGCGCAGAACCTCGTTGACTACGTGCTATACCGCAATAAGCTGAAAGCCAAAATCAACGACAGCGAGCACGATCGGCTGGAACTTGGCACAACGATTGTCAAAGTGTGGTTCGATCATGACGAGGACGATGGAAAGGGCCTGCCGAAGTTCGAGATTGTCAGCCCTGCAAACTTCTTCGATGATCCGAAGGTGACACGGGCGCATGAGTTACAGCAAAGCGAGTTTATCATTCACGCTGTGCCTAAACCGCTGTCATTCTTCCGCAAAAAGTGGCCTAAAGGTAAGTTTGTCAGGCGCGAGGTATCAGTCCCTTACGATCCGGATCAGACATTCACGGACGCGGAAGCCGATGAAGTACATGTTGATACATCCCAAAAAGCTCTCCTTCTCGAATGCTACATGCGTGACGAGGACGGGGAGCTTTACTGTTTGCACGTAGCCAATGACATATTGCTCGAAGACAGCAGGAAGACGCTGAAAGGGAAGAAACTGCAGCGGCGTAACCTTTACCCGTTCGTGAAGATCAATTGCTACCTCCGCAGGGGCACGTCATGGGGCATGGGAGACGTTGAACTACTTATCCCTACCCAAGACCTTATAAACGAATTGGACGATCAGATTCGCATCAATGCGCGACTAATGGGTAATCCGCAGATTGTTGTTGGCATGGGAGCTGGCAAGGGATTCGATTTCCGCAAATGGACAAGCAAGCCTGGGCTTCGCATTCCGATGCGTGACCACAATTCATTCCATGTTGTGCAGGGCACGCCTGTTAGCCCGGATGTACCTGTACGTCGCGAGAAGGCATTCCAAGAGGCTGATTTGATCGCGGGCACGCCTGACGTCAACCGTGGTGAACAGCCTGGAGCAGTCACGGCAGCAGCGGCTATCATGGCGCTCCAACAGGCAGGGCAAAAGACAGTCGTACACAAAAACGAAATGTTCAAAGCCGGTTGGGAAGACGTTCTGAACCTCCTGTTCGATGAGATCATGGAGAATTGGGATTCGGAAATGTGGATTCGGATTGCCGGCGATAAACCAGACTTTAAATTCATCAACCCTACTGACTTTCGACGACTTCCAATGATGGTCCCTAATGCAATGTACGGACAGGAAGGATTCGATGACGAGGAACCGATTAAGCAGCTGAAGGACGAGAACGGCGAGGGAATGACAAGGGAGGCGCGTTACGACTTCAAGTTGAACCTTGGTAACGGATTCCCGAATGACCGAGCGTTTATGCTGCAGATGATGACGGATTTCGCGAAGCTCACATTTCCGGATGGACCAGCAATCACGCGCAACGAAATGCGTCGGTTCATGCGTGAACAAGTAGGCATGGACTTGGATGACGAGAACGACCAGAGCATGCAACCGCCGCAGATGGCAGAAGGCATGCCGCCACCTATGGGCGCTGTGCCGCCAGGTTCTGCTCCAATGCCACAGCCAGCGCCACAGATACCGCCTGAGTTGATAGCGGCATTGCAGGGGGGTGTTATGTAATGGGAGACGTTAAGCGAATCTATCCAGAGTCGAAAACAGGATTGATCAACTATATCGAAGAGAACTTTCATGATATTGATCAATACGTCGTTACTTTCTCGCTTAAAGATGGGACGACAATGACCGTATATGATGCATACACGTACATGGAAGCGCTAGGAATGGCAGAAATAACGCGAGATTGCATAAACGAGGATAGCCATAATGGATGTTTCACACCAAAGCAGAGGAGGAACGGCAATGGCTAGGTATATCACCGACTCAGAAGCCCGATACCTCATGCACGCGGTTGGTAACGATCCATTGATTGCATCATATCTGCAAAATCAAGTGCAGTCCGGTCAGCGGTTCGACCGACAGGCGGCTAATCTATTGGTGTGTGAACGCTGCGAGAAGGCGGCTCTTGCTCACCAACAAGGCTATGTGTGCCCATCGTGCGGGTACCGTTCAGAAACGCGGAGCCGGCACAAAGTGCGTGACCATATCAAAGCAGGAATGTTTCGATAGAAAGGGGGTGATAGCATGGCAACGACAGGAAAAGTAGTCGGTCCTGGTGGTACGTCGAAATCAGCGAAGGCAACGGGATGTTACAGCACCGGCCCGCGTGGTGTGGCAGGAAGTAACACGTCCACAACGACGAGTAAAGGGTACGAGAACGGTCGTATGCAAGGAATGCGCAGCAGCTACCGCGAGAGCGGCAGAGCAAACAACAGCAAAGCGTAAAACGAAGGGCTATCGCAGAGCAGCGATAGCCCTTTTCATATACGCGTTCGGCGTGACAGTCGGAATAGACGACATGGGCGTGACAATCTAGAGTGGGATGCCACCACTTAAACGGAGGTTACCAGCATGGCTGATGAAACAATGACACTGGCGCAATATCGCCAGCAGAAAGAAACGGGCGTTAACCCTGACGATAGCACAGGGGCTGCGGATGCCGCGCAGCAACAGGAGGTCGAGTATGAAACGGATGCACAAGAAGAAGCAGACGTATACGAACCTTCCGAACCGCAGGAGACGATAGAGGATGGCGAAATAAGCGACGATAACGACGCTGACGAGCCAATACCGCAGGAACAGAAAAACGCCTTCTACAAGCGCGTACAGCGCGAGAGAAAGAAGGCTGAACAAGAAGCCGAAGCACGCTTGAAAGCTGAGTACGAAAGTCAGCTAAACCCGTACAAGACTTTTTTTGATTCGCTCGGTATCACACCGGATCAGGCCATGCAACAAATGGAAGCTAACCGGATACGCCAAGAGGCTGAACAACTGGCCTATACGAACGGTTGGAGCGAACAAGAAACGCAGATGTATATGCGTCAGCAACAACTTGAAAAGCAGCAGCTCGATAATAGCGTAGCCCTCCGAGTTTACGAACTCGCGGACACGCCAGATTATCCAGGAATTAAGTCCATGAAAGGCGCAATCACAGAGTTTATCCGCTCTAATCCTCGTGCAAACGTGGAACAAGCTTATTGGGCTGTAGGTGGATCGGCACTAGCTCAGCAATTGAAGCGCGAAGCCGAACAACGGGAGATCGCGAAGCGATCACAAACGAAGCGTACAGTCATTTCCGACGCTCCACAAAGCATGCAAGGACCTGCACCGCTACCGCCTGAAGCTGTCCAGTTTATGCGACAGACAGGCATGAGCGAGGCACAGGTACGATCCATGCTGTCGGATGACAAACCAAAGAATCTATCAGAATGGCGCAAAGCCAGACAAGGGAGGAAGTAACACATGGCAAGATACATTCGCAACGTTAGCGGATACAACCAGCCAATCGCCAAACGCTGGCGCGTAGACGTAAGCCAGACCATTTCCGAGGGCGATATCGTTCAGATCGATGCTACTAGCCGCTGGATTGAAGCAGCTGCTGCAGCATCTACGACGCTTGTAGGTATTGCATGCCAATCCATCACAACGGGAGCATCAGTCACGGCAGACGATGCAATCGACGTTATTCCACTAACGGGCATCGTGGTTCGCATGGATTATACTGGATCGTCTAAAACTTCACTGGCTGACACAGACCTCGTGACAACGCTGTTTGACATCGACAATGGCACGACGATTGATTTGGACGATACAACGGGCGGTATGTGCTCGGTAGTAGCATACGACAACGACAATGACACGGCTGACGTGATCTTCGCTGCGGCGAATATCGCAATTATCGGCTAAGGGGGTAAACGACAATGGCAATGAATACAGGACAATTCCAGAATCTCTATACACGTCGCATTGACGAGGCATTCTTCGAAGGTTGGGACGAAGAACCGGAACAATGGAGCCGCATCTATAACACCGAAACGGCGAAGACGAATAACCGCACGACGCAGATCATTGCAGGAATGGGTGCGTGGGAAGTATCGACGGAGAACGGCAACCCGAACGAGCAGCGCTACCTGTTAGGTCCGTTGGTGTTCACGCAAGGGCAGATTTTCAAATCTGAGGTTACCATGTCGCGTGAACAGATCAAAGATGAGCTGTACGACGAGGTAGCTAACATGTCCAAGGACGCAGGCCACGCTGGACGTGAGGCTGTAGAAGACTTGGCTGCGCAATACCTCGAAGAAATGTACACGAACACGCTAGGTTCTGGCTATGACGGAAAAGCGACGTTTGCCAATGATCACCCGAACTACGGAGATGACGGCGGCACGCAGGATAACCTTGCTTCTGGTGCGCTGACGGATGCGAACCTTAAATCGGCAATCATCCTGTTCCGTAAGCAACGCGACGAAGGCGGCAAAAAGATTTCTAGTCGCGTGAACAAACTGGTTATACCGCAGGCGCTGCAGTTTACAGCGGCAACGATCCTGCAATCGTCGCTCGTTTCCGGTTCGGCCAACAACGACAAGAACGTTCTGCCTAATATGGAGCTTGTTGTCAATGACTTCTGGGACGCATACACGGAGACGCGCTGGTTTATCATGGGGCCGCGCCACAAGCTGAATATGATCTGGTGGGATCAACCGGAATTCTCGAAATACCCGATCATGAACAAAAATGGTTCGCAGTCATGGCTGGGTTACATGCGTCTGAATCCTAAAGCGGAAAACTGGCGCCATCTTGTGGGTAGCGCAGGCTAAGGAGGGATAGCATATGCCAGGGGTAAACTTTACTAACGCGCAAGGTACTGGCGTTGTAACGGCTGATGGATTCGTCACGGTGTCAGGTGTAACTGCACCAGATGCAGTTGTTAGTACGACGATTACGTTCGATCCTCCCTCGCTCACGACAGGGGCTTTTGCTGTGTCGTCTGGCATTACCGTTACAGGTGCAGCACTTGGCGATAAAGTCGATCTGTACCCGCCTTATGATATGCAAGGAATTATGTATCAAGGCGCTGTGAGTGCAGCAAATACGATCAAAATATCGCTGACCAGCTGCAGCGGATCAACCGTTGACCTCGCCTCTGGCACATGGGGCGTTGTAGTCTGGAGGCGTTAAGTATGGAACCTGTTAAGTGGGATGTGGGAACGCGTGACGGCGCTCCTGTCGGTAAGAAACTGGACAATCCAGGAACGTACAAAACGTTCTCTAGACTGCCGATTGACGAGCAGGAAAAAATATTTAACGCCATGCGTGCTGAGCTATTGGTAGCTGGTCGCATGGAATCCAAGTAGGAGGGGCGAAAGCCCCTCTTTTTCTGTATAGGAGGGCTTAGAGTGGATCACTTCCAAGGCAATACAGCACGCGAGAGATACGACAACGACTTGCTAAACGAACTTCGTCAAATTCGACAACTGCTCCAACGCAATGCGCAAGCGTTAGAGCAAGACGAAACACCTATTAACCGCCGAGGCCGGCAGAAACGGAGTGTTTAACAATGAGCAATCTTCGCACAGACACAGGCTATCAGGGAGCCGTAGCGGTCACGCCTAGCGATACGGTAGCAATATCCCACCCAACAGGTCAAGCATTTACCAAGGGGCTTTATATCGGCGTTACAGGAGACGTAGTGGCACTCATGGCTGATGGTGACACGGTAACATTTAAGGCGGTTCCGGTCGGTGTATTGCCAGTATCGGTAGTACGGGTTAACACAACGTCAACAACAGCAACAAACATTTTGGCACTTTACTAATAGGAGGGGATCGAAATGGTTTCCCCGATGAGTCGTGTTAATGAAATCGTTAGTAGTCAGATCGGAAATTATCTGACCAATAAACAAACATGGTCAAGCATCATATATAATGTAAAAGCTTATGGTGCGAAAGGCGACGGAACAACCGATGATGCGGCGGATATACAAGAAGCGTTTAACGCAGCAGAATTAGTTGGTGGAACAGTATGGATTCCACAAGGATCAACATTTCTTATCACATCAACGTTGATAGTTGATGGAACTATACCAGTTAGAATTGAAGGGGGCGGCACTCTGAAACTTGGAGCAAACGTCCCTTTTTTACGTTTCAAAAACGCTGCTCATTCGATTCAAAACATATCATTTGTAGGTACAGGACGAACAGATGGAAGAGGCGTAATCATCGAGGGTACTGCACCTAAATCTAGTGTTCTGCGGTGTAAGTTTACGGACGTTCCTGCTTCTGCAGTTGAGGTACAGTCCGGAGCTAGTTTGAGCAGAGTGGAACAGAATTACATGCTGAATTGCGGGAATGGCTCGGCTGTCGTAAGCCCGTTTAATTGCACGATCTATATTGCAGATGCTGACGAGTGCATGGTAACAAATAATATCATGGACCTATGCAATTGGGGCGTTTATTTTAGGGGTACAACTGCTATCAGCGGATACCTTTGCTTAGGAAACAAAATCACAGCTAAGAACGGCCTTACTGGCAACCAAGGTATAAGCAATCAGCGCGGGAACAGCGGGCGTATTATCGGGAACTATGTATCGGGGTTCAACGACAACGCCATCGATATGCTAGGCGGTAGATTTATGCTTGTCGAAGGGAACTCGACAATCAATTGTAAAGATGGTGTCTTCATAGGGGATGAATCAAGCGAATCCATAACCATCAATGGGAATGTGTTCAGAAGCCCAACGAGGGGAATACGGATATACAATACCACAGCACATAATAATCAGACACTAAAGAATATCATTGTAACAAATAACACGATTGATGGCGCTACAGAGGGCGGTATCCTCGCTACTTGTACCGGCACAGGATCAACTATGAGTAGGGTTATTTTAAACAACAATACAATTGATCAAGAAGGTGTTGGGCTGTACGGTGTTAAACTGGAAGGCGGCATATGCTGCGAAATAAATAACAATACAATCAATCGTAGCCCTAGAGAGGGAATTGTTGTCCTAGCAACTGATATATGCCGCATCGATCAAAACATTGTTCAAGATGCAAGCTATGGTGCATCCAATACGTACGATGCAATTAGTGTACAAACTTCCAACCGTTCGTTGCTTAATGGTAATGTCGCATACGGTACAGCGCGTTATGCAGCTGTCATTTCAGCAGGTGGTGGACATACTTTGATTGGTACTCGTTGGCGTTCGCTGGGAACGGGTGGCGTTGACACAACGGGCGCAACGGTAACTACAAGCGATAATGCGTCTATGTAGATCGTTAGGGGGGAGGAAAATATATGCCATCATCACAACAAATACTAGACGACATCAACCTTCGTTATCGTAATAGTTTCACTACCGACGAGAAACTTGTATGGTTCAACGAGGAGCAGCAGGAGTTATTCGACGTCCTCGAACTGGACAGCTCCCCGTACACGTTCCAGACGGTGGCAGGAGAGAACTTTTATCCGTTCCCTGACCAGTTTGATACAACGAAGATAAAAACCGTAACGTATCAAATCAGTGAAAATACAGATCCGGAACCTTCATTCGTGGAGGTTCCTTTTTTACGCAACGATGACCGTCAATACGTGATTACAGCGCCTTGGTATACCATTATCAGCGACGCGATGTACCTGTACGTTCCTGACACGGTGCCTGACGATCACACAGTCTACATCTACACAGACAGCGACCCAGACCAAGTTACGTCAGCGAATCTTAGTGTTGCTCCGAATCTACCAACCAAGTACCAAGAATTGCTCAAGCTTGGCGTATTGAAACGTATCGCAATGGCTCGAAAAGACAGCATTATGGTTTCTAACTATTCGGCTGAGTATGAGCAGAAGATTGCTGACGTTTTGTGGGCAAGAAAACTAAAGGAACCGGAATTCTCGCAAGCGATAGACGGTAACTACCGCCCACAATGGAATGTAACTTATGGTGGTTGGGCGTCCATCTGGAGGAATTGATATGGCGATCTGGCAAAACTTGCCTCGTAACATGGACAAACGATCTGCAAATAACTTTACGGAGGGACTCGATACAGAAAAGAGTCCTTTTTTTATTGCCGATAATGCGATTGTAGACGGTTACGGGTGGGATTTCGACGAATATCCAGCGATTAAGGTAAGACGTGGAAGGACAACGTACGGCGCATCTGGAGCGGCGACAACAAGGCTGCTGACGAACTTCGGTAATGTCCATCTTGTGCGGGCTGTTGGAACAAAATTGCAGTATAACAGCACAGGAACAACATGGACGGACATATCTGGAACATGGACCGATACCGATTGGGATGCAACTAACTTCGATATTGGAGGACAAGCGCTCATTGTTACCAATGGGACGGACACGCCGCAGTATTGGAACGGATCGGCCTTGGCAGCATTAGCTGATATGCCAGAAGGTAAGTATGTGGCATCTGATAACAGGCGCGTGTATACTGCTGGCGTATCCGGTACAGAAGACGTTATTTACTATTGTGCGTTCCAGGATGCTACGGATTGGACTACACCTGAAAATAGCGGTGCTGTTCAATTCTACACCGACCGAGGCGGTCCAGTTACCGCGTTAAAAGCTTACGCTGGACAGATATGGGCGTTCAAGAAAGACGCTTATTGCCTCATATTCCATACTGGCGATAGTCGGATCACACACCGCCTTGTTGAAGGTTCAAACGACATTGGCTGTGCGTCATATAAAACATTGCTAGAGTGCGCGGAATACCTGTTCTGGCTTGGCGAGACAGACGTATATATCGGAGCTGGCGGCGCTGCTTCACCAATCGGAGCACCGATAAAGCGGTACATTGACAGCATCAATTCATCGGCCATTTCGAATGCATTCGCCTTTACGGACGATGACCGCTATTATCTATGTATTCCGACCGGCGCGAATACTCAGCCTGACACATGCCTTGTATACGACACACGATTCAAAAAGTGGTACCCGTACAGTGCTAATCTTCCAAGCTTACGTTTCGGAGCTCAGCTCAACAATACGGCCTACTGCGGCGATAGTAGCGGACAGACATACAAGATGAATGACGGTACGACAGATGCAGGAACGGCGATTCCTTGGCTTGTCCAATCCAAGCCATT